CGAGCAAGCGCTCGCTGCACTTAACAGCGATCCTAACGTTGATGTCACATCACTAGAAACCGCGAGCACCGACACGTTCGATTCGCCCGATGGCCAACAAGTCCAACTTTTTTCTGTCAACGTTACGCACCGACGTGCTAACGGTAAAGTGAAAGTAGCGGCGGTGCCTCCCGAAGAGATTCTCGTCAGTCGCCACGCTCGCTCCTTCACTGATGCGGATCTCGTCGCTCACCGCCGCTACGCTACTGTTAGCGAGCTCGTCGAAATGGGCTACGACTACGATGACATAATCGATTACGCGACTGAGGAAGAAGACTTTGATCTGTTCAATGTCGAGGCTCGGGAGCGTCAGCGCAGTCAAGAGACGCGGGATTATTCGGACCCTACTCGCAAGCGCGTGCTATACGTTGAAGCGTACATGCGCGTTGATATGGATGGAGATGGCATCGGTGAGCTGCGCAAGATTTGCTGTGCCGGACCAACCTACGAGGTTCAGCGAAACGATCCTTGCGACGATATTCCTTTTGCGATGTTCTGCCCGGACCCAGAGCCGCACGCTTTCTTTGGTTTAAGCATTGCCGACCTGACGATGGACATACAGCGCATTAAATCGGCTGTACTACGAGCATCACTCGATAGCCTTGCCATGAGCACGCATCCGCGGGTTGGTGTTGTTGAAGGCCAGGCTAGCTTAGAAGACGTGATGAACGTCGAAGCCGGCGGCATTATTCGCATGCGTCAGCCAGGTGCGGTTGTGCCTTTCACACTGCCCTACGTGGGCGGTGATGCATTCGGCATGATGAACTATATGGATGAGATGCGAGAGAACCGCACCGGGATCAGCAAAGCCGCCGATGGCCTGGCGCCTGAAGCCCTGCAAAGCAGCACGCTTATGGCAGTCAATCAAACGATCCAGGCTGCCCAGCAGCGCACTGAGATGATCGCTCGCTTGTTTGCAGAGAACGGCATGTCGCGACTCTTTAAAGGCATTCTTAAATTAATCGTTACCCACCAAGATCGACCAAGAATGATTCGGCTGCGCAACGAGTTTGTACCAATCGCGCCTGATGCTTGGAACGCTCACATGGACGTAGTCGTCAACGTTAGCCTGGGCAAAGGTGGCGACCAAGAAAGATTGATGATGTTGCAGCAGATAGCACAGAAGCAGGAGCAGTTGTTGCAGCAATTGGGCCCAGATAACCCCATCGTCAATGCGCAGAACTATTACGCGACCATGACGCAAATGTTAGAGCTTGCTGGCTTTAAAGACGTGAATCGATTCTTTACTGATCCGTCTCAGTACCAGCCACAGCAGCCACAGCAGCAAGAACCACCGCCTGACCCTAACGCCGCATTGATACAAGTTCAGATGCAAAGCATTCAGGCCGATATTCAGAAGAAGCAAGCCGAGCTTGAACTAGAGCGCGAGAAGATGATCCGCGAAGACGATCGGCGCCGGGATAAAGACGAGGCTGATATTGCCTTGCGGGCAGCAGAGATAGCAGCGCGTTTTGGTGCGCAAGTTGATACGGCGGCAATCAGAGCCGGTTCTGAGCGGGACCGGGAAGCAATCAGACAATTAACGAGCGTGAGCAATGGCCAAAACGGAGCACCAGTATCTTGAGAACATCCAAAGGATGTTCGATGACCCTGACTTTGCGGAAATGTGCAGTCGGGTGAAGTTTGAAATTTTTGAAGCGTGGCAGCGTGAACGAAAGCCCGAGGCTCGGGAAAGACTTCACGCAAAAATGGAGGCATTGGATCAGGTTGTAAACACCATGCGTGCGGCAGCCGATTCGATTGTCTTCGAAAAAAATAGGAGCACCTAGTTTATGAGTGATAAAATATATGATGCGGAAAATCCCACCAGTGGGCTTTTTCAAGCGAGAGACGCAATCGAAGATTTATTAGCCCCTGAAGAGGACAAGGCAGAAGAGATCGAAGAGGGCGTTGACCAGTCCGATGAGGGCGAGGTTGAGTTAGAAACTGAGTACGAAGAATCAGATGAATTCGACTCAGAAGAAGATGATGCCGATCTGGATGATGATGAATACGACCCAGATGAGGAAGAGCAAGCAGCCGAGTCTTTTACCGTTAAGGTTAACGGAGAAGAAGTCGAGGTTCAGCTAGACGAACTCAAAAACGGGTACTCACGTCAAGCAGACTACACAAAGAAGTCGCAAGCATTAGCGGAAGAACGTAAATCGTTCGAGCAAGACCGCGATGCTGTACTCCTAGAGCGACAGCAATATGCGCAACTACTCAGCGCACTGCAAATACAATTGAACAGTAGTGATGAGCAGGCTCCTGATTTTGATCGTCTTTACAATGAAGATCCAATCGAGGCAACCCGCTTAGAGCGAGAGTGGAATAAACGTCAGCTTGCCAAGCAGGAACGCATGCAGGCGATTCAGTTGGAACAACAGCGGGTAGCGCAGGCAAACCAACAGTATCAAACGCAAGCAATGCAGCAAGTTTTGGCGGAAGAGGTCCATCGGCTTCCCGAGGTGATTCCCGAATGGCGGGATGAATCAACGGCAGCTACAGAACGAGAAGAGCTGCGTCAATATCTGTTAGATAACGGCGTTGCGGAAGAAGAGCTTCAGTCACTCGTTCGCGCCAATCACATAAAGGTTTTGCGTAAGGCAATGCTTTACGACAAAGGCCAGTCGCGGATCAAGAAGGCTGCCAAGAAGGGCAACCGATCTGCAACCGTTAAGCCTGGAAGCAGGCAAGGCCAAGTGAAACCTCGTTCAAGGAAACTAAAAAGCGCTCGTCAACGTCTTGCAAATAGCGGTCGGTTGGAAGATGCAGCCGGCTTATTAGAATCTCTTTTATAGGTAATTAAACATGGCAATCGTTACAAACACGTTCACAAAATACTCCGCTGTGGGTATTCGCGAAGATCTGGCGAATGTAATTTTCAACATCTCTCCCCAGACCACTCCTTTTATTTCCAACATGACTAAGAAGAAGACTGTCAAGAACACCTTCTTTGAATGGCAGACTGATTCATTGGCAGCAGCCGCAGCTAACCATCACATCGATGGCGATGACCTGGCCAGCTTTACGGCAGTAACGCCTACGGTTCGCTTGGGCAACTACACGCAGATCTCTCGCAAAGACTTTGTCATTGCAGATAACTTGTCTGGCGCAATCGATGAAGCTGGTCGCCGGTCTGAAGTAGCTTACCAACTCGCCAAGAAAGGCGATGAGCTCAAGCGAGACATGGAGCACAACTTGTGTGGATTGAGCCATGCTGCTGTCGGCGGAAGCGCTTCTGTAGCTCGAAAGACTGCACCTTTAACTTCTTGGTTAACTTCAAACACCAGCAATGGCACAAGCGGTGCAAACCCAACTTTGTCAGGCGGTGTCCCTAATGCTGCGCCAACCGATGGCACGCAGCGCGCGATGACTGAGCCCCTGCTGAAGTCTGTTGTTCAATCAATGTATACCAATGGAGGTGATCCTAAATTCTTAATGGTCGGTCCTCACGTCAAGACTGTTGTATCAGGCTTTGCCGGTATTGCAGCTCAACGTTACCAGGCACCCGATGGTCCTACTACGATCATTGGTGCGGCTGACGTATACGTCAGTGACTTCGGCAGTATCTCGGTTGTCCCGAACAGATTCAGCCGAGCGCGAGATGCTTATGTGATCGATCCCGACATGGTCGAGATGGCAACGCTTCGTCCGATTCAAAGCGAAGAGCTCGCTAAGACCGGCGATGCGACCAAGTACATGTTGCTCGCTGAGTATGGCCTCCAAGTCAACAACGAAGCTGGTTTGGGCGTTGTACGAGACCTCAGCACGTCATAAGGAATGACTTATGGAAGATATCCGCAACCTATCGTTTGACCCCGATGCTCAGATAAAAACTGATTTTATTTATGAGCAAGGCGACAGCTTAAAAGATGACAAGATCGTCATTGCTACTTCGCAAGACGTGACTGCAATCATTGAAGCAAACAAGCGGGCGGCTAACGCCGTGGACAAGCACCAGCGATATGGTGAGTG